AAGATATTTGAATTGTATTGGATGAGTGATAAGACTTTGGACGAGGTTGCAAATGATATAAAGATAAGTAAGAGTACAGTATTCCTTTCAGTTAAAAAAATAAGGAAGTATATGGAAAGTACATTAAACAATCCTTTTAAGTAAGTTATATGGCATTATGGAATGTAAAGTTTGACCATGTAAATGGAGAGAATAGAGTATGTAAACATTGTGGAGTTACTTTCCATACAAAGAAACCCAGATATAGTTGTAATGTATGCCTGAATGCAAAGCAAAAGGTAATAGAACAAAAGAAAAGAAGTAGATACGAAAAGAAAGAACCATACCCATATCAAGGACCTAACCACGATTACCATAGCAGGTTTTATCCACTAAGGGCAAAACTACATAAGATGAAAGTAAGAGAGGAATGGCAGAAATACTTTACGGAAAGATTAGATGAGATATTTAACGATGCAGTTCTAATGAAATGGATAAATGACAGACGCGATAAAGAAACTGCAGAAACTAAACAAGCTAAGAGTAAAAAAAGTATTACAAAAGATTATCCAAATCATCATGACTACTACGAATACTAATATAGATTATCAATATGTGCATCTTAACTTTGACTGGACTTGGATAAAGGATAAACAAATTTATTTAAGAGGTAATAAGAGAGCAGGTATGTTAGTGATAGTAGATGCAGATGGAAACACAGTTGGAATGTATGGATATGAAGAAATCAAATAAATTATGAATAATAAATTAAACCTATCAATTGGAATATTGACATGGAACTCAAATGAATTGGATGATACATTACAAACCTATAAAGATAATGGATTGTTGGATATGGTTGATGATGTAACTATACTATTTCAACAAGCATCTACATTTGATATTCAATTACAATCTAAATGGAAAATCAATTCTATTTTGGAAACAAGTAATATAGGAATTGGCAAAGCATTTATTAAACTTACAGAGAATGCAAAGTATGATAATGTATTAGTATTAGAACATGATTGGAAACTAATAGAAGATAAAGATATAACTTATAAAAGATTATCAGAAGGTATTAGTATATTAGATGATGGATATGATGTAGTAAGATATAGACATAGGAAACAACCAGGACATCCACATTTTAGTTTTAGACATAAAGGAAACGAGTTAAATTACTTTGATAGTGAAATAGGATACACTTCACCACATCTATTGGATAGTATTCATTGGTTAGATGCAGATAAAGAATTTCCTCAATACATACAAAAGCAAGGTGAATGGTTTTTAACAACAAGTAGGTGGGGTAATTGGACTAACAACCCATGTATGTATAAGAAACAATTTTACTTAGATAAAGTTATACCATTTGCAGGTGAAGGAATTGATTTGGAAGGTAAGATAAGTAAATGGTGGTGTGAGCAGAATTACTATGTTGCACATGGAGAAGGTTTATTCAAACATTTAGATAGAAGTAAATACTAAATGAAACGAGATAAAGAAATTATAACCCTATTACTTGCATACATCCTCACCATTGCATTAACTATTGCATGGGAGGTGTTTACTAACAAATAAAGTAAGAGGTGTTTTTATAATAGTAAAATACAATTAAAATACTATGGCATTCGTTAAAGGAGATAAAAGAATAAATGCAAACGGCAGACCGAAAGGTGCATTGAATAGAACCACAGAACAAATGAGGTTGACTATAAATCGTGCAGTAAACAATACACTATCCACAATACAGGCAGACTTAGAAGAACTAAAAAAGAAAAACCCAGAGAAAGCATTAGAGTTGTCAATGAGGTTAATGGAGTATGCAATGCCTAAGATGAGAAGCATAGATGTAAAAGGAACAATGGAAGTGAATGCAAAGATACAATCAATCAACCTAAATATATTAGATGGAACTAAACATCAACACATCAAAGACATATAGGGATATTGAGGATAGCAAAAAGATTTGTATACTGCAAGGTGGGACAAGGTCAAGTAAAAGTTATTCTGCTCTACAATGGTTATTAGTGCATTGTTTAATGGAACCAAACATTGTAGTATCAGTAGTAAGAAAGTCATTCCCGTCTATGCGTGTTAGTATTATGAGAGACTGGCAAACAATACTGAAAGGTTTAGAGATATGGGACGACAACAACTGGTCTGCAACTGAACACATATATACTTTTGACAATGGTAGTATGGTAGAGTTTATGTCAATTGATAGTAGTGAAAAGAGAAAGGGTAGTGCAAGAGATTACTTATTTATAGATGAGTGTAATGAATTAAGTAGAGAGGATTACTTTCAGTTATTTATTAGAACACGCATTAAAACTATTATTGCATATAACCCATCGTTTGGAACTAACCACTATATCTTTAATGAAATACAAACACACCCTGAAAGCAGTTTATATGTCAGCACTTTCTTAGACAACCCATTCTTAGAGAAAAGTATTATAGATGAGATTGAAAGATTAAAGTATGTTAACCCTGAATACTATAAGATATATGGATTAGGTTTACCAGGCAATAATGTAGGAACTATATTTAGTGCAGAGTTAGTAGAGGAGATACCTGATGAAGCAGAGTTTGTTGCATTTGGCATGGACTTTGGTTTTAGTATTGACCCTACGACATTGATTGCAGTATATAAGTGGAGAGAGAACTTATACTTTGAAGAACTGCTATATAAGAAAGGTTTAGTGACAAGTGAGATAGTAGCTGAATTAAAATCATTAGATGTGCAAAGAAATCCAATATGGGGTGATAGTGCAGAAGGTAGATTGATAGAAGAGATATATAGAGCAGGTTTCAATATAAAGCCTGTTAAGAAAGGTAAGGATAGTATTAAAATGGGAATTGACATAATGCATCAACACAAATTGCATATACTTAAATCATCAGTTAATATAGTTAGAGAGTTTAGTGAGTATGTATGGACTGTAAATAAGAATGGTGACTTTGAAAACATACCTGTTGATTACTCTAACCACGCAATAGATGCAATCCGTTATGTTTGCATGGAACAATTAAATCAAAAGAAAATACAAGCAGGTAAATATGCAATATCAATTGGAAGGCACAAATACTAATCAAAATCAATGGAACGAGAGTGAAATCAAAGAGCTAATACTCTACGCTAAGGATTTGCAACAACAAAATGAGGATTTGAGAGCAAAAATGATAATGATGAATACTAAACTAGAACTAGAAGAAAAGAAAGTAATACGATTAACTAACATGATAAAATATTTAACAAATGGTGCAGGAATTAACGCTTAACATCCCAACAAGTTATGGTGATATAAGTTTGAAGAAATGGTTGGAATTACAAAATCAAATGGAGAACTACAAAGATAACGATGAAGCAGTGAATGCTTTAATACTATATCATCTATGTGGATTAGACCCGTTGTATGTAAGTGGATTAGATATGCAATCATACGCAGAAATTAAATTAGAGTTAGATAAGTTTCTTGCTAATACAGAATTACCCTTGCAAAAAATAATTAAGGTAGATGGTATAGAGTATGGCTTTGAACCTAACTTATCGCAGATGTCATATGGTGCATTCTGTGATATAACCAAATATGAAACTATTGCAATTGATAAGAATTGGAGTAAGATAATGAATATACTTTATAGACCCATAGTAAAAAAGCAAGGTGAGTTATACACAATTAAACCTTACACACCTAACGATGATGATAGTAAATGGTTATCAGTAGGCATGGACATACACTTTGGTTGTCTCTTTTTTTTTGTTCATTTGTCAACCGACTTGTTGAGTTCTATCCTGAAATCTACGATGGAGATGGACTTACCTCCCAATATCAAGTCAATTTTGGCAAGAAGTGGAAATCTTATACCTCAATATTTGAACTCGCCAATGGAGATGTTACGAAGTTTGAAGTAGTACAACAAGAACCATTAGAGAAATGTTTATTGTATTTATGTTTCAAAGCAGATAAGGCATCATTAGAAAGTATGTTGCATAAAGAAGCTATGAAGAAGTCATAACTATTTTTTATGTTTTCGGTGTTTTTATTAAAACAGGATTGAATGGGAAAATGGTCTAATAGTTTAAGCGGCAATTTAAGGTTCTCAGTTAATAGACAAAATAACTCGGGTATCTATATTGGGCCAACGAGAGGTTTGAGTTCACCAAAGAATAGCAGACAAGCATGTCTATGTGAACATAGTGATACATACGATGTGAGATGTTGCAAAGGTGCATTGATATCACAAGGTATTGGACAAACACAAGGAAGCTTAGCAGCACCATTAGATTTAGGAGCATTCAGTTTTGGATTTAGTGATGGATTTGAAATAAATTAAAAGAATAAAACCCTTATATGGCTATACTTACAAAAGCACAATTGAAAGCTGAGAACTCCTCATCGTTTCCAAATAATAACTCACAAGCAATTACTCCACAGATATTAAGAGACTATAATGTAGATATTATAGATACTTTGGTGGATAGTAACTCTACTGCGTCATTTGCAAGAACTGATTTGACAAACGAATTCAGTGCAACAAACAACTTTACATCTATTTCTGCATCTTCATTTGTATCTGCAAGTGAATTCGTAGGTGATGGTAGCAAGTTAACAAACATAACTGCATCAATTGCAATCCCTATATCTGATGAAGGTATATTACAAGGATACGCAACTCAATTAAACTTTAGCGGTTCAAACATTAGTGCAAGTCTTCAAGCTGGTATTGCAACTATATCAGTTAACACAAACAATTTAGTAACGACATCTTCTTTCAATTCATATACTTCATCTAACGATAGTAAAGTAAATAGTTTGATTAGTGCAACTGCATCTTATGCAAATAGTGCATCCGTTGCAGCAGTAGATGCGGCACAACAATCACAAATCAATTCCCTAATTGCATCAACATCTTCTTTTGCATTAACTTCATTGAATGCATTTACTGCATCACAAGAAACAAAAGATGCTACATTAGGATTATATACTGCAAGTGTTGATGAAAAGTTTACTAACATCGGAGCACAAAGTAGCAGTTGGGATAATACAAACTTAAATTCATTCACTGCATCTCAAAATACAAAGAACTCTACTCTTGCAACTTATACAGCAAGTGTGGATACAAAGTTTGCAACATTAGGAACTCAATCAGGTAGTTGGATAACAGAGAGTGAAACAGGTAGTTTTGTAACAACAAATACTACACAAACCATTACTGCAGGTAAAACCTTTCAAGCATCTATTGGAATGTCATCGGGAACTGTAATACAATTCGGTGGTTTTGCAACTAATCAAATAACCAGCGTAGGAGGTGGTAGAAATGTTACCGTAAGTGCTACTGAAACAGATGGTGGGAATAGTGTTAACATTACTGCTGGTAATGGAAATAGTCAACCTAATAATACAATAACTTTATTAACGGATGGTTCATCTGATACAAATAAAATTACGCTACAATCGGCAAATATTATAATAACTGGGTCTGCGGATATTAGTGGTAATTTAACTGCAAGTTTATCAAACGGATATGTTTGGGTAGGTAATAGTAATAATAGAACTTCATTAGTTGCAACATCTTCATTTGCTACTAGTGTAAGTGGTTTTGTAACAACTGCATCATTCAATTCATATACACAAAGTAATGACCAAAGAGTAAGTAGTTTAGAAGCAGCAACATCTTCTTATGTGACAGAAAGTGAAACAGCTTCTTTTGCAAGAACAAATGTTGACAATAACTTTACTGCAAATCAAACATTCACAAACATAACTGCAGTATCTGCATCATTTCAATATGTTCAAACAACTTATGAAACTGCAAGTGTAATTTATTCTAGCGGTAGTAATCAATTTGGAGATGAGTTATCAGACATACAAACTCTTTCAGGTAGTGT